GTAAAATAAGCTTCCATTGCTGCATCTTTTTGATCAGCTACGCTTAGATCTATTTTGTTTACATCTAACGGATTGTCAATGTAATATAGTTTGCGGGAATTTCCTTTACCATCAGCTTTACTTGCAGCTACTTCTGGATGACCTAAGACTTGTTTATATCGAATGTAGTCCATGGCATTTAGAGGTAGATTATCTTTAGACATCGGCTCCTCATTATTATCAAGACCTATTTCCAAGCGTGTGCCTCCTACGCCATTTACATCATGAGGTTCAACCTTAGTTGTAATGGCGTGATAGAAGTCAGTTACCCTCATTCGGAAATCACGATCTGTACTATCTATATTTAATACGTACGGAAGTAAAAGGTTTTCATCTGTTAAGGAAATACCTGTACCTGGGCGCATAGAATTCTTCGGAAAAAAAGAACCAACCGCACGATACGAGTTAGCAAAATAGGCCATTAATTCTGGAACTCCTTCTGCACCGCTTTCAGGTATAGATGCAGGAAGTCTTTTTAAATAAACAACTCTTGAGTTTTTTGGTGTAAGCTCAGACATATAGTTTGGGTTTTTTGTACAAGTATACTAAATTAATTGCTTATAAATAAAAAAGCAGCCTAAGAATAAATCTCAGACTGCTTCAAGTCACCCAAACTTAAATATTAAGCCGCTAACCCTGCAACACATTGTAAATCGAATGAACGATTTCCACGTAGCATACAGATACCCGCTGTTTTCAAACGAGTGTAAGCAGATTTATCTTGATCAGTTGATAACAATGCAGAGTTTAAATCTCCACTGAATGATCCTTTGATTTCCAAAGAACGTGGCATTGGAGTTAAACCTTTAACTACACCGTCTAAGAAAGCACGACCTTTCTGAGCAACGTGTTGGATATTCGGTTTACCGTCTGCATCTTGATCGTCAATGAATACCATTCGGTAAGACTCCAAAGGAAGTCCTGACTCTGGATGGCGAGGAGAAACTGCAGCAATTTTACCTAAATCGAATACTGGATTATGTTTTACTTTAATCGTGTACCCATCAATATGGTAGAAACCATTGAAGAAACCACCTAACATTAACTCACGCCCAGTACCGGTTACGAATTTATCAGCAATGGTACTAAAGTTCGTTAAGAACTGAGCGCCAGCTGCTTTCATCGCACGATCAATTTCGCGCATTCCACCTTTACCTGTGTAAAGAGTAATAGTCATTCCATCAGTATCAGACTGACCGAATAAAGCATCGCCAATTTTGTTAGCTAAACCTTCGTAAGTCAATTTGGTATAAGTAGATTTATTTTGGATTTGCTCCAAGATACCTCCACCACGAGGGATGATTTTACCAGTCAACACATCTTTCAATGGAACTGATCCATTAACCAAACGGTTGTAACGAGAATACCAGTAGTTATGCTCACACTGATCTAACCATGATTTTTCAAACTGCCACATGAAATAATCCATCCACACATCGGTAGATTTTCCAGCACTGTTTGTCATAGTAATTCTCATTACTTTATTAGCAGCATTACCTGCCCAAGACAAACCGTGACGAAGGATACCCATTTGGTTTTTGAAACTTCCTGGCATAACCATAGAACTTTCAGTAGTACGAGATTCCGATTCCGCAACCGCAGTATTTAATTCAACCCATTTAGATCCTGCTTGAAGATCCGCAAGTGGACAGAAATCATCAGCAGTAGCCGGATCTAATTGACAAGTATATCTCCAAAGTTTACCAAATGGTTCAGCATCTCTTAATACATAAGCCTGTGTTTTATTTTCAGACTCAATGATGTAAAAACGTTTGATCCAATTGGTAGTCAAAAAGATAAAAAATTCACTATGCCCAATACCCGGCTTATCAGTACCACTATAAGTAGTGTCTCCAACAACAGATACCATCGTATCCCTGCCCATTACCGGATAAGTAAATTGAATATCATCCAATTCAATAGCCGTATCCTTTAATCCTTTTGAATAACCGGTCGCACCTAGAGTCATCATTGAAATAGGATAATTTTTAGAATAATCGCCCATGATATAGGTCAATTTTCTAGTTAGCTCTGACGGGGCTCCTTGTCTTTGATGATAAAAATTTTGCTCATCAAGCATAGACTTAGAATCGTAGATCATTTGCTGAACTTCATACTTTAAAGCTGCCATGTGTTTAGTTTGTATTTATATTAAAGTTAATCTGCTTCCATTTCGCTCATAGGAACCAATCGGCTCTTATCTTCGGCACCGCCCTTTGGTACAGACTGTTTAGGCAATGACCGTTTTAATCTTCTGGCGTTTTCGGTTTTGGCTTCTATAGATACCAATCCTGCTAAATCGCCTTTTTTGAAATCGTAATATTCTTTACCGAATAATGCTTGTACATTATCATTAGTGATTTCAGTTACTAATGAAAACTTACCATTATCATATCGCACCCTATCATTGAACGTTTTGGTAAAAGCTGCCCGATCTTTTTCAGGTATTGTAATGTTTCCGATCTTTCCAGTAGTCACAACTTCTTTTACGTAGTCTGACATTTGTTTGATCGCATCAGTTCTTACTTGAACAGCCTGATCGTTTAAATTTTTTACTCTGTCAATTTCCGCAGCTTGGTTTTTGCTAATTTCCGTTAATGCATCTTTAGACATTTCTTCTAATTCATCATCTTCGATAGCGCCTTTGATAATTCTATCAGCTGCTTTTTCAGATACGCCTTTAGTTAAAAGATCTTTCATAACTGTAGCTTTTTGAATTTCTACAGAGCCTTCTAACTCCGCTTCAGTCGGTAATACTTCTAAGTTTACTTTACCAAAGTATTCGTCTTCTGGTTGACCTGACATTGTATGCAGCAAGTAACCATAGGCTTTCGGATATTTCGATTCCAGGTATCCTTCAAATTCTGCTATTGCCGTTTCTTTAACAATTTCATCTCGAAGTACAATACCTTGGGGAGACAATGGATCCACTTCTCCGTATTCTACTTCTAAAGAATCTCCTCTTAAAGAATCAACCTCCGCGAAAAAAGCTTCTGCTTCATCAACTTCTTCTAAAGGCTCATCTTTTTTAGGATCTTCTTTAGGGTCTAGTGTTGGAGCCTCTTCTTTTTTTGGTTCAGGTATTTTTGTTTTAGCTTTCTCAGCTTCTTCTTCGTCTTTTAAACGCTGAGCCTCGCGCTCAGCTTCTAAATCTACATCCGCTTTCGGATCAGGTACAATCGGTATAACCGGTGGTACAATTACATCATCATCGTTATCTAAATCAGATATTGAGAATCCTGCACCTCCTTCGCTTCCTGCGCCGGCGGTTCTGTAAATGAATCTTTTAATCATAATTGTTTGGGTGTTTCAAAAATAGTTATAGAATTAATATTTACACTATAAGGCAATAAGTCAAAAGTTGTGGACTATTGACTTATCACCGTAATTTTATTTAGCTTTTGGTCTTTGCTTGGCTTTCATTTTATCAATAGCCAATTTTTTGTTTCCTATTTCACGTTTTAAAGCGTGATCTTTTTCTGCCAGCTTCTTTTTATGCGCATCCATAGAGTTAGCAGCTTTTTGTTTATCCACTTGAGCCTTTGCTTTTAAACTAATTTCTTTGTTTTTACGATCATTCTCAGCTGCAATTTTAGCTGACTCATTACTGAATTTCATTAACGCTTCAGTAGCTGCTGTTCCGTCATCTCCTGGTTGCTCAACCGCTGCCTGTAAAGCCATATTAATATCTCCTTGAATAAGCACAAGATCTTCTTTACGATTATACTCTTCGTGCATTTTTTGAGTTTCTAATAAAGCATTGTATTCTCCGAACTGCTGTTGCAACTCTATTTGTGCCATTTGTGCTTCTTGTTCGGATTGAGCTGCAGCTTGTTCAACTTCTTGTTGTTTCTTTTCTACATTCAAAAGAAGTTCCTGAAGCTTAGATACATTGCCGGCCATTTCCATAGCAATTACTGTAGAAGGAGTAGCACCATTTTGAGCAAACGCTTGACTATTGTTTTTCATCTTAGTCAGAACATCGTTAGCCTTTTTATTGTCTTCTATAATTAACCCCATTTGAGAGTAGCAATACTCTTCAGGAATTATGTTAAGCAATGACTGTCTTCCTTCTCCAGATACGTAAGCTGCGCGTTTTCCCCTAACATTAGCAATTTGTGAACAGTCGAGTAAATCTTTTAAATCTTCGCCACGCAGGTCATCAAAATCTGAATAAATCATTTCAGTAATAATACTAGATTGATAAACAGCAGTTTGAGTTCCACTTGCTGTATCCCCTGTATTTACTTGAGCTTTAGCTTGACGAGAAATGCCTAACTGTTCGTCGTATTGTCGCTTGGAAAAATCCATTATTTCAATCAAATTATTAATATGATCGAATAAGCCAAGGTCTAATACTTGATACTGATTATAACTTTTATCTACACCAATTTGAGAACGATCTATTAATCCCCAACCTTGTGCCTCGGAAAAGCTAAAGAAACGTTCTTCGTTCCATCCTGGGCCATTAGGAATAACAGCTTTATCTATTAATACAATCTTTCCTCTGGATTTAGCTAGCGTACGCTCCATTGCAAAGTTTGCAATCACATACATAATCTGGAAAGGCAAACCTAATTTTAAAATAGAAATGTTATCAGAATGTAGATCAGAAAAACGCTTGCCATTATAAGGCCCTGTAGTTTTTCCTAAATTATTCATCATTGAAGGAGCGAATCTTACTGGACCCATTTCCACATGAAGATCATCTCCTATTCGATATTCCTCCATCCATCTTGATCGCCATATCCATTGTATAGTTTCGCCAAGTTCAGGAGTAGCTTTGTACTCTTCGTTAACAATATCCTCTTCTATTTTTCCTGTAATTGGATTTGGAAAACTTAACATTCCTACTTTTTCATAGGCTCTCCAAGTAACATGAAATACAGCTACTTTATTTCCTGCGGTAGTTTTACCATTAAGGTAATTATTAAAGTGACCTGCAGATTGAAGATAAGAACCATCTTCAAGCTTATCAATGTCCTTAGATTTTAAACTTAAATAAAACCGATCTACTACATCAGCAACTTCTAAAAGCTTACGTCTTACTACCCAAGATGCCTGGTTTATAAATTTGACATCCGGGCTTTTATCATAATCTATTTCTGTAGGATCAACTCTTTCGTAAATAACTTCATCATTGATTACATCTTTCCAGCTATACGCTTCACCAACAATCAGCCAATCTTTTAGCATGTCTGTCAGTTTGCCTTCAATGTCCTGATCTGCCATGATCAATTCCATATCAGCTTGAGCTTGAACAGCAAGAATATTTTTAAAGCTTCCTACGAATTTCGATACAGCCGTATCTGGCATTTCTGTTTCTTTGCTTTCAATCCCGGTATCAAACCCGGCTCCTCCTTGTTCTATTTCTTGTTCGCTCGCCTGGTTTAACGTATTAATAAACAGTTGAGACATAGATTGATAAGCAGCCTGTTTTTTACCTTCAAGAAGCGCATTGTAACCATCTTCTCCTTTTACGTTTACTGACCAGTTAAATACTCGTTTAGGATAAGTACCTCGTAAAAATTCTATATTAGGACGAAGAATATTCATCGGCCGTATTTTAGCCAGCATATTACTGCCGTTAACACGACCTGTTGAAAAAGGATCCGTAACGTGTTTAAACCATGAAGTAGGATAAACAGAGTTATATATTTCGTAAAGAGTTTTTAAATTTTGTATTCTATTTGAACC